CGGTCGATGGAACGGTTGCAGCGACGCAGAGCGGCGCGTGGGCGGTCTCGGTCAACGCGGTTGCACCGGGAACTTCGGCCAGCAGCCTTGGCAAAGCCGAGGACGCAGTTCATTCCTCCGGCGACGTTGGCGTGATGTCGTTGTAGGTTTGCAAGGACGTTTCAGCCGCTCTGGCTGGAACTGACGGGGACTATGCGCCCTTGCTCACTGGCGCTGATGGCCGCCTGCATGCCCGCTCGATAATCCGTGGCGCAACTGATGCGCTGGACATGGACATCGTCGAGTCTGGTGCAACGTCCTTCCCCGGACCGAATGGCCTTGTGGCCATCTTTGAGGTCACCGACTCGCCCGCCTTCACCAAAGAAAATGATTGGTTTCACGGTTCCCTCGACTCAGGCACAGGTGGACTTCGCGTTCAAGTTGTTGGGTCGACCGGAACGGTCACCATTGGCGGTGACAAGGTGGAGGACTCCGCACACACCAATGGCGCGACTGGTGTTTTCATGCTGGCGGTGCGCAACGACGCGGGCACCAGCATGGTCACTGCGGACGGGGACTACGCGCCATTCCAGGTGAACAGTCGTGGTGCGCTGTATGTCAAGGAGGCTGGGGTGACCACAGTAGTTCTGAGCGGATCAACACGCGGCCGACCGATCCAGATCACTGGGACTACGTCTGGTGGTGCCACCACCCTGCACACAGCAACGACAACTAGTGGTCAGTTGGACCGAGTCTATGTCTACCTGACCAACACCAGCACAAGCGCGGTCACCGTCACAATCGAGTTCGGAACGACCGGCGCGGGCAATGAGATCGACATCATTGTCCCTGCAAACGAAACTGTGCTGGCGGTGGACGGCGCTGTCTTGGGCGGAGCGGCCACGGACACGATCAAGGCGTATGCCACGACAGCGAGTTCGGTCAACGCCTTCGGTCGAGTTGAGAGGTTGCTGTGAGCGATCCAGGTAGGCTAAACAGGGTGCAGGTAGTCCAGCACTCTTTTTACGGTCAGAGCACGGGAGGCACAGATGTGCTTGTCAAGTTTGGTATGGATGGTCAAGTCACTGACACAGCTAACACATCCAATCCAGGCTTCCCCAGAGCAGTTAGGGCGCTGAACTGGTGGCTCAACAGTGGCACATTGGGCGTGAATACGGCAGGCAACTGGACTCTGCGGCTGAGGAAGAACAGAACTTCCACGGACATCGCGACCGCCACCTGGAACCCAACAGCACTGAATGACGTGGCCTATGGATCTTGGTCAACGCAGGCGATACTACAGCCAACGGATCAGTATCACGTCCTTGCTGACGGTCCAAGCCGCTTGTTCATGTTGATCCGCCTGATCCTGGAGTGGGAGGTCATTTGATGAAAGTTCTTATCAGCGCAGAGCTTGCGCAAAAAATCGTCGACTACCTGAAGCACCGCCCCTACGAGGAGGTGTTTGAGTTGATTCACGGCATTCTGCAAGCGCCGAGGGGCACTGCCCAGGAAGCCAAGGAGGCTGAAAATGACGGTTGAGTTTTCCGACAAAGCCCAGATTGTGAAGGTTGATTCCGAACTGGGCCTAGTTTTTGGTTTCGCCATCGTGTCTAATGTTGACGGTGAGCCGTACTTTGATGTCCAAGGGGACCACATCCCTGAAGACGCCATGTTGAAGGCGGCTACTGAGTTCATGGAAAACAGCCGTGTCGCCAAGGAAATGCACGCAGGTGATCAAAAGGGATCCGTTGTGTTCGCATTCCCCCTGACAACTGACATCGCAAAATCGTTGGACATCACCTCGAAGCAGACAGGGTTGCTCATTGCTATGCGCCCCAGCGAAGAAGTCCTCGCTAAGTTCAAGGATGGCGTCTACACGGGGTTCTCGATCGGCGGCCAGTATGGCGACATGGAGGAAGCTGAATGATTCGTGACGGCAACGTAGTGAAGACCGTCATGCGGTCTTTCTCCCTGCAAGAGATCAGCGCGGTGGATCGACCTGCCCAGAAGGGGGCGAAAGCGACGATCATGAAGCGTGACTTTCTTGAGAAAGCCGATTACGCCATGGCGATCACTACGATGACCGCTGGGCATACGCACCTCATCACGATGGGCGGTGGGGATTTGACCCGCCGAGCCGGAGACACCAGTTTTGTCGACGGCCACTGCCATCCATGGATCATGAACGAAGCTGGCGATGTCATCGTTGGTGCTGCGATGGGGCACAACCACGGCATTGAAGTCATTAGCAAGCGTGAGTTCGACTCGGAAGAGGGCGAACACGGCGCTACAGATATTCTTCCTGGCAGCGGAAAGCTCGCAGACCTGTCGGGCAAGAACGATGAAACTGCGGGCGAAGGTCAAACCGCCGAAGATACGGCGGCTCGTGAGGATCAGAATATGACTCAGCAGAGCGACAATGCCGCTGAAACCACGGCGGTTGAGCAACTTGAGCAGCAAGTTGCCGAGTTGACGAAGCGTGCCGAGCACGCAGAGTCGGTTGCAGCCATGTCGGGCTCGCATATCGAGTACTACAAGTCGATCGTTGATGCTTCGGAGGCCGAAGCATTCATCAGCATGGACGACAGTGCTCGCGACCAAGAGATCGTCAAGGCTGCGCAGACCAACAAGGTGGTCTACACGGCTGTTGATGGCACGGAGTATCGCAAGAACGATGATCCGCGCCTGATCAAGATGGCCCAGGAGATGGACAAGGAGAAGAAGAAGCGCAAGGAGATGGAGGAGGCCGCTTACAAGGCCGACCTTGAGAAGCGTGCTTCGGAACTTGGGCACATCCCCGGTGATGTCAACGCCCGTGTTGCTCTGCTGAAGGGCATCGATTCGCTCCAGCAGGAGGAAAAGGATGCGGCCCTGACTGCGCTGAAGGCGCAGAACGAGCGGCTTGGCAAGGCGTTCACCACGGTTGGCACGACCCTCGCTCCCAACGATGACGTCGATCCCCTGGACAGCATGGCCGACGAAATCGCGAAGCGCGAGAATGTGTCGTTCGAGGTCGCCTACAGCAAGGCTTTGCGCAGTGCTGAGGGACAGGAAATCTATAAGCGCCACCTGAGCAAGCGTGGCATGGGCAACTGATCAGCAACCAAGCACACGAGGTAACAAGTGGCAACTTACATCAACCCCACGACCGTCACCCGCACTGCGGGCTCGGCGATCACCATCTATCGGTTTGTCGTCTTCGCCGCAGGCGACTCGAAGTACGACATGGTTAGCAGCGCACAGGGCGATTTCGACGGCATTGCCGCTGAAGCTGCTGCGGCTGACGGCGACGCTTTTTCGATGGCCATCCCGAACGGGAGCATCGTCAAGGTTGAGGCCGGTGCTGCGGTTTCGGCCGGGGCTATCGTAGCTAGCGACGCATCTGGTCGGGCGATCACGGCAGTCAGCGGTTTGGGCAACTACACTGCTGGCAAGGCGCTCAAGGCAGCTAGTGCTGCCGGTGAGATCATCGAAATCCAGTTCCTGAAGGATCTGGACCAAGTCGCCTAGTCTACTGACACCAACCGATAAGGAAGAGCACAATGCCATACATTCAACCGTCGCGGTCTGATGTCCACGTAGACAAGCCGCTCACCAACATCAGCATCGCCTACATGCAGCAGGCGAGCAACTTCGTCGCCGACCGGATCTTCCCGGTGGTTCCCGTGGCGAAGCAGTCCGACAAGTACTTCACTTACGATCGCGGGATGTTCAACCGCGACGAGATGCAGCTTCGCGCTCCGGGAACGGAGTCGGCTGGTGCCACCTACACGCTCAGCACCGCGACCTACAGCGCGGATGTCTGGGCGCTGCACAAGGATGTCGCAGATCAGGTGCGTGCCAACGCGGACTCGCCGATCCAACTCGATCGCGAGGCCACGGAGTTCCTGACCGCCAAGGCCATGATCCGCAAGGAGAAGAATTGGGCGGACGCGCACTTCATTACCGGCGTCTGGACGACGGAGCGTGCAGGCGTCGCTAGCGGTCCGTCTGGCACGCAGTTTCTGCGTTGGGACGTGGCAACCAGCACGCCGATCGAGGACATCCGTGGTGGAGCAAGCGCCATGGCCGAGTTGACGGGCTTCCGCCCGAACAAGCTCGTCCTGGGTCGCTATGCCTACGATGCCATTCTGGATCACCCGGACATCGTCGGCCGTGTTGACCGTGGCCAGACCACGG